CGCGAGGACGTCGAGGCCATACTTTTTCGCCGTGGCGACATAGTCGGCCGCGTTCCGGTCGAAATCGGAGAACGTCTTGCGCAGCGTCGCGCCGATACCGCCGATCAGCTCCTCGACTTGCTGGACCTTAAGCGCTTCCTTGACCGCCTTGTCGACGTCGGTCGACGATTGCAGCGCCCTTTGCATGGCCGCCGAAATACCGACGATCGCGCCCGATCCGACGGCATTCGCGATGGCGGCCGCGAGCACTTCCTCGGCCGTGTCGAACGTCTGCTTTCCAGCGCTCGTGCCGCTCGTCGCGTCAAAGGTGAACTTGTCCTTTTTCTGCCCGAGGGAGCCGTAGTTTAGACTCGTGTTCAGCGTGCCGCCGAGCTGCCCCGCCAGGTCGGCAAGAGACGACCCAAAGCTATCCGCCAGGGTGCCCGCCGTCTTTTGACGAGACGCCGAGTTGCCGCCGGTCGCAAAGCTCGCCGTACCATCGGCCGAAAGCGTGAGGTTGTTCGCGTATCCCTTCTTGGTCGTCTTAAACAAGCCGCCAACGATCGAACCAACGACCGCGCCGATTTCCTTGCCGAACGGGATCGGGACGAACGAGCCGACCGCACCGCCGATCTGTGCCCCGGTTTGCGACGTTTTGAAGCCGAGCGCCTTTCCGAGCGGCTTAAGGAGGCTGTTAATTGCCGCCCCTTCGGCCGCTCCAGCGATGGCCTTTCCGCCAAGGGTGCCGATCTTTGTCGCGGCCTCGTCGGATATACCGAGGCCCTTACTGATCTTCTCGACCGAGCGCGAGAACAGCTCTTGAGCGCGAACCGTCTTGCGACCGTTGACGACGATCCCGTCATTCGCGTTGTCGTTTGCCGCCGCCGGAGCGCCAGCGCCGCCCGACTTCGATCCGAGCGCTTCCTCGACAAGCGCGCCGAGACCGCCCGCCGTAGTGCCCGCAATGGCCGACGAGAGCGCGCCGACGCCCGATCCGGGGAAACCTGCCCCTCCGATCACGCTAGGCCCTGCCGTGCCGCCGGAGACGCCGTCCGCCGCCTTGTCTGCGGCCTTTGCGAGGCGATCTAGCGGCGAGACCGTCGCGTTGATGGCTTCCGACATGCGCGTCGAGGCGTCCTCGACGATCGTCGTCCCTTTGACTTGGTCCTCCAGCTCGCGGAACACGTCGCCGAACAGGCTCTCGAAAATCTCCTCCGACTTGAGCTGCGAAAACGACGCAACGAGCCGCTTAGGAAGGTCCGCGATCCCCGAGAGGCCGTCCGTCACAACGCCCTTTACCGCCGCCTTGATCTGGCCGAGCGCGGTTAGATACTTCTCTTGCTTCTCGCGGAGGATATCGGCTTGCCGCTCCTCGGCCTTCATGGCGTCGACGGTCGCCAGGATCGCGGTTTTGCGCGCGTCGGAGAGCGGTCCCATTTGCTTTTCGAGACCGTAAATGATCCGGGCGGCCTCGGCTTCATTGCCCCGGCCGCTCGCGATAAGGCGCGTGTTTTCAATAGCGCGCTGTTGCTCGCCGATAAAGTCCTCATACGGCTTGTTTATGCCGTTGCGGATTATGCCTTGCGCGGCCTTCGCGTCGGCGATCAGCTTCTCGAAATTCGGCGGCTTCTTCCGCCCGAGGTCGTCGATTAGGTCGTCGAGCTTGGCGACCTGATTATTGATTTCGCGCACGAGCGAGGGCGTATTGTCGTATTGCGACAACATGCTGTTAATCGTGTTTGCAGCGTCCTCGCCGAACTCGTCGCGAGCCTCGGTCGATTTCGGCTTAGGCGGCTTCTTTGGCTTCTTCGCCTTGGTTTCGTTGAGGAAACCTTTCACGGCTTTTTGGTCGCCGTTGAGCGCCTTCTCAAGGTTCTTGTAGACGTTGACGTTCTCGTTCTCGACGCCGAGCGTCGTCACGGCCTTTCCGAGGTCGAGGAACTGTTGTTCCGTGATCTTGCCTTTGGCGCGCAACACGTCGAGGCGCTTGATCGCACTGTCTGACGTGATCGTTCCGTTGAGCAAAGCGTTCTGAATCTTGGCCGTGTCGCTGCGGCTCGTGACCGTGCCGTCCTGTCCGCCCGCCGCGAAAGAGCCGCCGGTTCGACTTTGCGCGCCGCTCGCCGCCTGCGCAAAGGTGAGCCCGGAATCGTTGCGCCCCTTCGCCAGCTCGCTCCGGGCCTCGGCCGCCCGCGCGCGTGCCTGGATTTGACCGGCGAGCGCTTGCGCCCGTGCCAGCGCCAGCAATTCGACCGACTGGTTTTTGATCTTGCCGGTAGTGAGGTCGACCGTGTTCCCGAGGATGCTTTGCGCGTTCCCGAAAGCCGAGGTCGAGAACGCCGTCTTATCGAGCGCGTCGGTCAAGTCGTCCGCGCCGAGTGCCCCGTCGACGAGCTTTTGCACGAACGGCGCGAGGACAAGACTCGCGACGGTTAGGGCGATGCCCCATGGCCCCGTAAGAAAGCGGCCGACCGCGCCGACCTTGCCGCCCATTTCGGACATGGCAAAGCCTGCCTGTCCGACCTGGGCCGAAAACGCCTGCACGAAGCTTCCGCCGAGCGAGACTTGCGTTGCGAAATCGCCGACTTGCTGCCCGAGGTTTCGCGCGCCGAACGCGCTCCGGTTCATTGCCGCCGTATTGTCGTTGTGCGCAGCCGTTGAACCGCGTTGCGACTTCTCAACTCCGGCCGTAGCGGCGGCGACGCGGGCTTGTGCGCCCGCCAGGGAAGCGGCGGCCCGGTTCTGCGCAGCCGCGTCCTTGTCGGCGGCGGCGGCGACCTTGTCATGAGCGACCGCGAGGGCGGCCTCGGCTGCGGTCAAGCGAGCCGTCGAGGCCGCGAGGGCTGCATTCGGGGAGACCGCCGCGCTGGTCGCAGCCTTGGCCTCGTCGAGCTTACCTGTCAGGTTGTCGAGGGAGGCGCTGTGCTGGTCGTTGGCGGCCTTGGCGTCCTTAGTGCCCCGGACGGCCTCGGCCGCGCTAGAAGCCTGCCCACGGTTCCCCGTTTCCACCTTCTTTTGCGCGGTCGCGACGCGATCAAGGGAGTCGGCGAATTGGTCTCCGGCCGCCACGGCCTGCGATCCGTCCGCGCGGAGCGTGAGGCCAAGGTCGAAATCATCAGCCATCCGAGACTATCTCCGCTTGCTCCAGTAGCGGAGCGCCTCCTCCTCCATAACGCGAATGTCACCAAAAATCGCGGGATTGATTGCTAGGCCCATCAGGCGCGCGGACGCCTCAAGCTCGGATCGGATGATATGGGTGCGGATAGGGGCCGCGAGACCGAGCGGAACCCATTGCCACGTAGATTCGACGAACAACGCGAAGCTCTCGCGCATATCGGGCCATATGGGAACGAGGCCGGTCTCGCGCGTGATCCCTAGCGCTTGGGGGTCGATACCCCACTTTTCGCAGTCCTTCTCTGCCTCCGATTTCCCGTCGTCGGCTTTGCCGCCCCGGCCGCTCGCCCACCGGCGGGCGAGGCGTCGGAGTTTCCCTCGCGTATCTCCACGCGCCCGAGGCACGCCTCAAGATATGCGAAGGTGAAGGCGTCGAAAAAGGGAAGCTGCGACCGAATGAGAAGGTCGGCATTTTCGCGGCTGAATTCGAGCTGTTGCCCGCCTGCGATGATCTTGCGCCAGCCGGTCGCAAAGGTCATGAACGCGTCCAGCTTTTCGAGGGCCTCGCCTTCCTCGGGGTCGAACAACGGCTTTACGTCGTCCTTTTCCTTAAGCTCGACGCAAACCTCGATTTCGTTCTCGACCGCTTCGGCGAGGCCGGTTCCGTCGCCCCCCGGCTTGAGCCCCGGCCAGCGCACGGGAATCCAAAGGAGAGGGCGGTCGAGAACGTCGAACATGGGGCAATCCCTATTTGGTGGTAAAGACGATCTCGTCGTTACCAACATTCGGGATCGCAGTCACGGGAAGCGTAATCATCGCTTCGCCGTCCTCCTCGGTAATATCGACGTTGCCCGTGATCTGGAGTGTCGGGGCGTCGATCTGGACGATGTTTCCGGCGGTCGTGCCGTGTACCGCCTGGGCGGCCATGCGCGTACCTGGGCGCACTTTGGCGAAGTAGTCTTTAACCGTCAGGTCGGGGGTGCGGCCGACGATGGTTCCGCTCCACGAACGATCGCTCATCTTGATGCGGTCCGCCGGGCCGATCAGCGAGCGCAAAGCGTTTTGCGGATTGCTGTTCATTTCCCATCGGCGAAGCGCGAGCGCGTAACCGTCGAGCATGAACGTCGTGTTTTCGCTCGATGCGAGGACCGGCTCGACATAGCCGGTAAACGTCGGGTTCGTCGGGACCGCCTGCTCTGCGAGAGCTGGCGGCGGGACGCCGAGGAGCGTCACGTTGAACAGCGGATATTCGCCGTCCTCCAGCCGGAAACCGAGCGCCGCGCGCGCGCCGAGCGTCTTGACGAGTAGATCGTCGATATAGGCCCAATGGGTTGCCGACTTGATCCCGTTCGTGATGGGCGACTGAACGACCGCACTCGCTCCCACGGCGGGAGCGCCGAACCCGGCAATCTGTGCGATAAGCATCCAAGGCGGAATGCCGGTCGCGGTGCCCGAGCCGTGCATTTCCATGCTGAAAGCCGCGCCGCGCTTGAAATTCGCCATCGCGACCGGGTCCGCGCCGAAAAACGCCTTCTCGATATTCCGAACCTTGGCGTCGGCGTCCATGAACTGCGGCGTATAGTCGAGGACCTTGAGCGCGTTTGCGAGCGCGGTCGGCCCGGCGTCGACGCCTTCGGTCGTCTCCAGCTTGAGGAGGATAACCTTTGCGTTCCAATTTTTCACGTCACCGGACATGGATCAAGACTCCTGGGTAACGGCGCTGGTCGCGCCTTCGATTGCGGCAAGGATTTGCGCCTTGTCGTCGTCGGCCGTGATGACGACGCCGGGCAGGGTGGCGGCATGCTCGCGGAGCTTCGCCTCGGTCCAGCGCATAGAAGGCGCGTTGCGAGCTTCTTCCTCGGCGGCCTTGCGCTCATTGTCGAGGCGCGCGGCGGTGTCGGCGATCAGCTCAACCGACACGAGCCCGTCCGGGTCCTCGGATACGCCGTCGCGAACGAACGCCTCGGCCCGAAGTCGGGAGTTGAGCGGGTAGTCGCCATGAAGCGCAAAGCCGTTCTCGTCGGACTTAGCGGGCGACCAATCGGGGGCATCATCGGCCATAACGTCGGGGCTCCTCGGGGGTAAACTGGAGCCCGGAGAATACGGGTCCCCCCGCGCGCCCGAAAGGCTGAAAGCCTAGCGCGTCGTAAGCCGGTATTCCGTCACGAACAGGACCTCGCCCCAAAACAGGCCGTCGCCCATCGCGCGCGGGAGGTAGCGATCGAACTGGAGCGGACCGGCGGCTCCCGGCGGGGTCCAGCCTGCCAGGATCAACACGAGCGCTTTGCGGAGCTGCTCTGCGGCGTCCTTGCCGTCCCCGGCGGCGCGGTCGGTCATGATTGCGAACATGACGGAAAGCCGCGTCGTGACGCGCTGCGCATGCCCGCCGATCGTCTTGTTCGACTGCGCGGTCTCGCTTGCTGTCGAGAGGAACGCCATTGGCGGAATTCCCTCCGCCTCCTCGATAGCCTGGGCCGCGCTCTGGACGTCGGTCACGCCGGTAAAGTATTCGAGGGAGGCGACGCGGTCTCGCATGGCGTTGAAGTCGGGGCCGAAGGCGTCGGCCGGGTCGATCGGATCGCCGTCGCCCCACTTGAAGAAACCTTCGGGCGTCTTGATCCAATTAGGCATGAAATAAGCTCCGGAGATAGTCGAGCCATGCGTCGGAGAGGTCGTCGCGATCTTGAGCGTCGACGCCGACGAACGGCCGGGCGGGAAGGTTCGTTATGCGGCCGTGCGCTCGCACATTGACCGAGCGCGGCCCGCCAGGAAGCGGGACGCCAAAGGCCGAGTTGACGGTCCGCATATGGGCGAGGACGACCGTTTGCCGCCGGGAGCCGAACTGATTTGCGAGCGCCTTGACGGGGTTCTTGAGGCCATCGCTCCCGATCGTGACCTCGCCGGGGCGCAGCTCGTATCGGATGGAGTCGCGGAGGTCGGCGGTATCGGTGAGCGTTTTTCCGCCGTCACGTTTCGCGCGCTTGCTTTTCGGCCAAGGGATGCCGCCGGGACCGCTCTCGGTCGAAAAGCGGCGAACGGTCGACGCCTCCAGTATCGAGCCCGCAATCTGGAGGAGCGGAGCCGTATCCGCGCCAAGGTTGCGAACGCGCTGCGCTATGCGCTGGGCATTCTCAAGCCCCGTGACGTCGACGCGAGCGGAAAAGCCGACCACTTAGCGGCCGCCATGCTTCCAGCACGGGACGCCGTAGCCCTGCCCGAAAGTCCCCATGTAGGTTTCCATGCGCGTGCGTCCGAACGTCGACGGGGCGGCGTCTCCGCTGGTCTCGGCGAGGCCGTTGGCGTTCTCTGCCGGGGCCGTGCCGCCCTCGGGAACGGGGAGGTCGATCTTGCGCGCCGCGAGGTCCTTGAGCTGCGATCGCACCCGATCGGCCGCGTCGGTGATGGCGTCGGACGGTTTGCGCCTGGAGAGGAATTCGCGCGCGAGCTGGGCGACCCATGACGCGACGAGGCGCGGGGTCGACGGAAGCGGGAGCGCATAGCGTGTCATCACGTAGCCATTGACGACGTCTGTCGCGTCGTTGATCGCCTCCTCGACCTTTGGCTCGTCGACCGTCCCGACAACCCCCGGCCCGACCCTCGTCTCATTCGTAAAGGTCGCGGTCTCTTGCTCGCCGTAGCGGCGGACGTAATCTTGCACGGTGAGATAGGGCATAGCGGCGGTTCCACGAAAAAGGCCCGCCCGGTTTACGCCGAGCGGGCCTCCCTGTCGACAACGTCGGTCGACCGCCTAAGTCGTGGCAACCGTGAGCTTGGAGAGGAACGACCCCACTCCGCCGCCCGAGGCGGGCTCGACGCCCGTTGCGAGGCCGTTGAGGAACCAACCCGAGTTAAGCTCTCCGCGCGCCAGCAAGTGCGAGAACGCGCCCTTGAAGTCGGCCGTATAGGCGAACACGGGCTCGCCGTCCTGCGGGTAAAACGTGTAATATTGCCACGTATTTTGCGCGTGCTTCCGGACGGTCCAAGCCCGGCCGGAGGGGTCGGTAAAGACGCCCATGTCCGCGCCGCTGTTGTGGTAGATCAGCGTCGGGCCGTGACCGTAAGCGATGAACCCGACCTCGGCCTTGATATGCGTGCCGAACAAGTCCGCCGCGTCCGTAAGGAAGCACTCGGTTAGGTAATCGAAATTGCCGCTTCCGGTGTAAGACCATGCGACCGCCGCCGTCAGTGTGTTGATCTGCGCAAGAGTTTTGGCGGCCGATGGGTAGTATTGGTCGTTCGGGTTGTAGGTCGAATTGTAGTTTTTCCAAAACTCATGCAGATAACCCCACACGCCCGGCGGGTTCTTGTTCGTCGGATACGACCAATCGCCCCTCATAGAGCGGTCCGAGTTGAATTGCGCCGCCGTGAGCGAAGCCGACATTGAATATTCGGCGTCGGTTAGCGACCCCGATCCCCACGGGCTCGGGAACACGCCGTAACTTCCGTATGGCGTGCCTAGAAAGCCTTGGTTCTTCGCGACTTGCGTGTCGTAGGTCGGGGCAGGCGTAGGCGTAGGCGTAGGCGTCGGGGTCGGGGTAGGCGTCGGAGTTGGTGTCGGACTCGGCGTTGGAGTAGGGCTCGGCGTTGGCGTCGGCGACGACACAACCTCTGGCGTCAGGATCGGGGCGCCCCCCATTAAAAACCCGAGCGGAGCATCCAAAAGCATTGATTCAGGAAAGGTACGACGAACGCATGTCCGAGGGCTGCAAGGTGCCGCCCGTCAGCATAGCGGCCGAGTGGGTTCGACACTTCCCACGAGGTCATTGCATACCCTAGATCAATAAGCGGGAGGTTGTTCGTAACCGCGAGCTGGCGAAGCGCCGCGACGAAAGTCGCTTGCGTCGGATACGCGGTAGCGTCGGATGGGAACGGAACCATCAGGATGACGTCGCTATCGGCTTTGAACTTGTCGATTAGCGTCTGCATGTTCGCGATATAGGTCGCAAGCGGAGTGGCCGCCGTAGACCAATCGTTGACGCCGATGTTCAAGACGACGGCCAGGGGAGCCATTTCGTAAACGGCATTCATCGGCGACCGCTTCGGCCCAATGCTGTTGACGTAAGTCCAGCTAACCGACGATGCACCGGCCCGCGCCATGTTGCCGATCATTACGCGAGGCTTAGTCGTGTCGCGGCAACTGATCGCCTGGACGCAAGGGCTTCCCGAGACCTTGGTAATCGCGATGGAGTGAAGCGCGGGCGATCCGAGCGAAACGTCGATAGTCGTCTTTTGAAGGTTCGAGGTAGGGCCGACGATGTTCTGCACCGCGCCCCCGTCGATCGACACGCCGACCGTCCCTCCGGCCCCGCCCGCGACCAACACAAGGTCAAACTGATCGAACGGAACGGTCGGCGTGAACGTAAGCGGCCCGGTTGCTGCGGCGAGGTCAAAGCCGCCGCCGCCCATGGATGGCTCTGCGCCGATCGCCACGCCCGCGCCTGGTACGATGCGCGGGTCAAAGTTGGTGGTGTTGGTGATAGCGCCAGCAGCCTGTTGCCCAAAAAAGCTGTTTTCGTCGAAGGGGGAGTGCTGCTGTAGCTTGGCGATAAGGCGGGAAAGCCAGCCGAGCACCTTCTTATCCGACGAACTGCGGTACGGAACGGTCGTGCTGTCGCCCAAAAAAGCTAGCAGCGTGCGGGCGGGGGTTATGCCCATCTCGCATTGTGCCAGCGCGTTAGCGAGGCGGGGCACCTTGGAGGCGCGCAAGTTGAGGCCGCCAATCCCTACGGCGGCGGCGAGCGCGGCAAGGTCGGCGGGGTCGGTAAGCTGGTCAACGCGGATGGCTGGCATAAAAAATTCCTTTTGCAGTCGGGCCTTTAGGTGGCGGTGATGACTTCTAGCTCAAGCGTAAACGTCTTATTGGCGGTCGGGGCGTCATGATAGACCGTGACCTTGCCGCCGGTAATGAAGCCGTTCGTGTTGAGGGTGTCGGACAATGCGCCGAACGAAAAGCTCGTGCGCCATGTGTCGGCGTTGGCGTTGTAGGGGCGGAACTTGCCCGGCCGCGCCGAGAGCGCATGCGTGACCTCGGTCGAGGTCGTCCCCGCCAAAGCCGTGACCGTGATCGTCTGCGAAATACGAACCCCGGAAATACCGCCGTTGTTCTCTTTGATGGCAAACCGATGCGCGCCGAGGCTTTGCGCGAACATGGGGATCGTCTGATCCATTTGCCCCGAGGCACCATTCGGCCCGGTAAAATAGCACTTCATGCCGTCGCTGATCTGGCCGTATTGCAGGAACTTGTTTCCCGACAAGATGACCGCCGTTTTCGACACGCTCTTGCCGTAGAAACACTTGCCGTTTTGAAGGAAGTAATTGCCGGTAAAATTCCAGAATGAACTATCCGCGCCAGCGCCGGGCGAAAGCGTCACGCTGTCGACGATCGTGTTCACATACTCGAACATATTCCCGTCAATAACGCAGTCAGAAACGCAAGCGAAATCGGCTTCCCGATCAGCAAACGAGGCGACTGCAAACGCCGCTGTAATGGCCGCCGCCTTCGTATTGGCCGGGTTGGAAGGGTCATTCGACATGAACTTGCCAAAGTGGCAATCGCGGGCGGTAAATTCGCCTAGCGTCGTGTTGTTCGACGTTTCCTTGACGAAGCAAATATGCACCGGCTTGAAGCCATAAAAAGGGACTTTGGCATTGTAGAATTGAATGCCGGTAAGGTGAACATGCTCCTCGTTTTCGGTGTATGTGCCGGGGAGGTTGATTTGCAGGCCGTGCCCGTTCACCGCGATTGCGCCGCCGCTCATGTAAAACCATTGCATCCAGTTAAGGCGAATGCCGTGCGTGATGGTTGCGCCGTTCTGTGTCGACGGGCCGACATAGACGTCATGCAAGCGGGTCTGGTCGGCGAAGTCGACGAGAAGGCACTCGCGCCCTCCGGCCATGCTCGTATCAGTCGTGCCGTGATTTCCGGCGGGCTGGAGGCAGAGATCGCGAATGGTCGTACCGACGATTTTTGTCCCCTCCTTCTGAACCGCTCCATCCACGACCGCGCCCTTGATTGCTTGGCCGAGAATGAGGCGGGCGTTGCCGCGACCGGAGAGGAAGCTCCGCCCTTGCCCGCCCCGGCCTTCCAAGCGGCAAAAATCCTTCATCATGCGGAGGTCGGTCTCAAAGTAGGCCGCCCCTCGGGGGAAGCCTAAAACCCGGCCGTCATATTCGTTGATCCAGTCGAAGGCGGCGAGCATGGCGTCCGTGTTCGTGACGCCCGGAATCAGCCCGAAATGCGTCACATCGGCAATTTTGTCGTCAAGCTCATACCATTGACCGCCCCGCGACTGTCGACGCCATCGGGTCGCAATGAACGGCCCCGCGCCTGTCAAGATGCGATAAAGAGCGCCGCCGATGCCTGGGGAGCTATAGCCCGACGACGGAATGACGTTTGCGCCGCCGTCGATGTTCGCGATATCGGCGATCGTCGGCAAGGCGTCGACGCGAGAGAGCGAGCCCTTGATTCCCGCGTCGAAAGCGTTGCGATCGGCCCCGGCGACCAATTGGTCGACGCGTTGTGCTGCAGCCATTTAACGAACTCCGAGGTAGAGGCCCGAAGGCAAAGAAAGGATGGCTCCGCTCGGCACGGAAAGCGCGCCGTCAGGGATAGTGCCGTCGCCGGGGTCCGGGGTGACGACGACCGACGTGTTGCCCGCCGGATACAGGGTGAAAACACGCTGCTCGCCTCCGACCGCGAGCTTGATCGTGAAAGGTGCGCCAGCCGTCACGGCGGCGAGGCCGACGAGCAAGTTGCGGCCGGATAGGGCAACGCGCCCGCCGCCGTCGTCGACGAGGGTTACAACCGCGCTAGAGGTCCGGGTTCGCACGCGCGCGAGGAATGATCCGGCCGCCGCTCCGACCAAGGGGGCCGCGTCGGACAGGGAGAGGCCGTTTTGAGCCTGTCGGGCAAGGAACGTCGCATAGGCGGGGCCGATATCGCCCGGCGCTGCGATGACCGCCATGTCGTCGACGAGGAGCGCTCGAAAGGTCGACACGAGACCGAAACACTCGTCGGCGTTCGCGCCCGTGATGCTCACATTAGAACCGGCGGCCGCAAACCCGGTTGAGAGGCGTTCGTCGCCGTTTAGCTTGATCTGCATAGTCGATCCTTTGGGAGGGGCTTACGTGCCCGGAAAAGCGCTCACGGTGACAGTCACGCCCGAAAGGAGCGTCGCATTAAACGGGAGAACTGTCGCGCCGAGGATGCTTACAACGCTCGATTGCCCTTGCCAGCACTTTACCGCGACGCCCGTGAGCGTCGGCGCGGACGTCACGTTGCAACTGATCGGGAATGACGCGACGGTGTTGATCGCGACCGGGTCGCCGAGCATGACGGGCGTTGTCCCGGCCGGAAATGGCGATGCGACGCCTTGAGCTGTCCAAGCGGCGGTGCAAAACCCGAGCGCGTTGAGCACGCAAGAGCCCGTGCGGCTGATACGAGGGGGAACCCAATCCTCGCGCTTGTAGCGCATCGAGGAGCCGACTTGTCCGCCGACCATTTCGGAGCTGCCGACCGTCGTCGCGGGCTGCGGGATGGCCGCCTGGATTGAGGCAATATCCGCCGGAGTGACCGGCGGCGATAACGGGGAGACCGTCTGCCCCATGGCGGGGGTCGACAAGGCGAGGGCGGCGATCAAGATGAATTTGCGCATGGGGCAGGCTCCTTTACTTGGCGTCGACGCTGAAAAACGCGGTCGCGGAGGCGGTC